CTTTGAAAAGATGTCTGAAGGCCATGAGTACGTCATGGAAGCTGTCGAGATGATGGCCGCACTAATGGGCGCCCAAGAGGAGCCAGTTGAAGACGAGGCCGCAGTCCATGAGGACGAGGACGAACTTGAGGACATCATGGAGACCGAAGCCGCAACACCGCGCTCGATCTCACTTCGTCTTGCAAAAGCCCTAGTCAATAGCACAAAATAAGATTCTGCTGGCAAGTCGCTAGCAGATACCGAAGTCGGAGCGAGACTCACACCCTAAAAGCGCCGTGAGCACAATCGCCACCACCTCGATTTCAAACTCATAAGGAGCAGAATACAATGTCATACCTTGACAAAGTAATCGAGCGCCGTGATGCAGTTAAGGCAGAAATGGACGCAGTTCTTGAAGCAGTTGCTGAAGAGAACCGCACCGACCTTACTGCAGAGGAGACCGAGAAGGTTGACGCTCTCGTTGAAGAGTCACGTTCACTCGATACAAAGATCGAAAAGCTGAAGGCACAAGCCGACGCTGATGCAAAGGCCTCAGAGGCCCGCGCTTCAGTTGCAGCAGTTGCAACTCCAGCATCTACAAGCATCAAGGTCGTGTCAGAAGCACGCACCTACGCACAAGGTTCTGAGAACTCATTCGTACGCGACGCATTCAATGCACAAGTACGCAACGACTTCGCAGCATCTGAGCGCCTTGCTCGCCACATGAAAGAGGAAGCTATCGAGCGCCGCGATGTCGGCACTTCAGCTTTCGCAGGCTTAGTGGTACCTCAATATCTCATCGAACTAGCCGCACCTCTAGCCAGGGCTGGCAGACCGACTGCAGATTTCGCAACCAACAAGATGACCCTGCCTACAGCTGGCATGAAGTTGGAAATATCCCGTATGACCACTGGTTCATCAACTGCGATTCAGGCAACTGAAAATGCAGCTGTCAGCGAGACTGACGTTGATGACACACTGTTAACTGTTGACGTGCGTACAATCGCTGGACAACAGGACCTTAGCCGCCAAGCAATCGAGCGCGGAACTGGTATCGACACCTTCGTCGTAGCGGATCTCGTTCGTTCATGGCACACCACTCTTGACAACCAAATCCTAAACGGTGCTGGTACTTCAGGAACAATCAAAGGCATTCGCAACTCAGGTGGTAACGCAGTTACTTTCACATCAACTGCACCAACTGTTGCACTCCTTTACCCAAAGCTAGCTGATGCGTTGCAGCAAGTACAAAGCAACGTCTTCACAACACCAACACACTGGATTATGCACCCACGTCGCCTAGCGTTCTTGCTAGCTGGCGTTGACAGCTCAAATCGTCCACTTGTTGTGCCAGCAGCGGGTTCACCAATGAACGCTGTATCAACTGGAGCTGGAGCTGCGCAATATGCAAACTCAGGTTATCAGTTGCTCGGACTTCCAATCATCACAGATGCAAGCGTAGGCACAACCTACGGCACAGGCACAAACCAAGACGAAATCTACTTGGTTGACAGCCGTGAAATGCACCTGTGGGAGCAACCAGGCACACCGTTCGCACTACGCTTTGATGCAACTGCCCCAGGCAACTTGACTATCAAGACCGTAGTTTACGGATACGCAGCGTTCACCGCAGAGCGTTATCCATTAGCCGCTTCCATCATTTCAGGAACAGGCTTAACAGCACCGTCCTTCTAATCTGAAGGAATACTAGAACAAGCACAGAGCAGGTGAGACTCCCCCGACTCATCTGCTCTGTGCCTCTCAGGGGGAGAGTATGAAAGCAAGCCACAAAGTATCAATCGGGGTCTGCGACCCTGGCATGGTAAACGGCGATTTCGCCTTTCGCATGATTCAACTTGCACAATCGCGGGGTTCAAGGCTCGGTCCATTTGTACGCACTAAAGGTTCGGGGCTTCTTAGCAAGTTGCGCAACCGAGTAGTCAAGTCTTTTCTTGACAACACCAACTCTGATTGGCTTTTACTAATTGATGCTGACGAGCAACTGTCGTTGCAAGCATTCGACCAGCTTATTAATATAGCGCACGACAAAGACCGCCCAGTTGTGGCAGGTCTCTATTTTGGAGCTTGGGACGCAAACACCAACCTCTACCCTGTGCCCGTGCCACTAATATTCAAAGACACACCCAAAGGCTTCACACCCATTAACGACTACCAGCGCAACTCGGTTTTTGAAGTTGACGCTTGCGGGACTGGGTGCATGCTTATTCATCGCAGTGTGCTTGAAAAAATGCGCGAAGCTGCAGACCCAAATCAAGGCACCGACTGGTGTTGGTTTTGGGACGGGCCTATCAATGGCGAATGGGTAAGTGAAGATCTGCTTTTTTGTCGCAGGATTAGGCAACTAGGCTTTCCGATCTACGCAAACACCGCGGCCATCTTGCCGCACCAAAAGACTTACTGGCTTGACGAGAGGCACCACATTGACAGGCAGCTCAACAAAGACAGCTAGAGAAAAGGACACAACGTGGCTTTAACCAATTGCTATTGCACTTTGTCTGATCTGAAGACCTCGCTTGCAATCGAGGACATACAGGACGACACTGGACTTGAAGCTGCGATTTTGACTGCTAGCCGTATGATTGATGATTACACAGGCAGATTCTTTTATAGAGACGGCACCACAGCGGCACCAGTGACTCGCTACTACACACCCGACAGCTGGTACACTACCAACTTAGACGATTTTGTCTCTCTCAATCAAATCGCGCTAGACGACGACTTTGACCAAACCTACACTACTGTTCTTGCAGCTAGCGACTACTTAATCGACCCAGTCAATAATGCACGGCGTGGTTGGCCGTACACTCGTATTACCGCCATCGACCGCTACATTTTCCCTTATGCCTATCCGCAATCGGTTCGAGTCCAAGCCGTTTGGGGCTGGCCTTCTGTTCCAGCCGAAATCGCCATGGCGACCAAGATTCAAGCCTCTCGCTTATTTATTCGCCGTCAATCCCCATTCGGCATCGCTGGCACTCCTGAACTCGGCACAGTGCGTCTTTCATCTCGGCTCGACCCAGATGTTGAAGCATTGATTCGCCCATTCCGCAAGATGAACGGCTTAGTGTCGTGATTCCAAGTGAGATCAGAGAAGGCCTCAAAAAGAATCTCAGCGACATTGAAGGGCTTCGTTGCTACGACCAAGTCCCTGATGTCATAGTCCCACCTTGCGCTATTGTCGGGCAACTCGATTTCACCTTCGATCTGAACAACGCCCGCGGCCTCGACCAGTCGAATCTTGATGTGTTCGTTATCGTTCAACGCTTTTCAGAGCGCACTGGACAGGACAAGTTAGACAAATACCTAGCTGGTTCGGGTAACTACTCAATCAAGGCGGCCATCGAGTCAGACCGAACTTTGGGCGGTGCTTGCAACACCTTGCGAGTCACTTCTGCAGAGTCTGGCACTTTCCAAATGGGCGATATTGACTACCTGTCTTATCGTTATCGAATCACTGTATGGGGTCAAGGAGACTAACCATGAACTACACCATCGCCTCGGACACACTCGAGGTTGGCAACAAGAAAAAAGGCGACTTAATCGCCACCAAAGAATTGCTCGAAGCTGGATGCGACATCGCTGCGCTTGTTAGCGGTGGACATCTTTCTAGCAATAGCCCATCTAAGCCACAAGCAGAAGGAGCCGCAGAATAATGGCCCGTTTAGTCCTAACAAATGCTTATATCACAATCAACTCAGTGAACCTGAGTGATCACATCGCTAGCGTCACATTGACAACAAATGACGACGTTGTTGAGACGACTGCTTTTGGTTCAACCGCACGCACACGTGTTGGCGGCCTTGGAGACAACTCAGTAGCACTCGAGTTTCACCAAGACTACGCAACCAGCAACGTTGAAGCAACGATTTACCCACTGCTTGGCAACACCACTGCAGTCGTAATCAAGCCAAACGGTGCAACAACCGCAGCAGACAACCCTGCTTACAGCTTCACAGCCTTGGTATCCGAGTGGACTCCTTTGAATGGCGCTGTCGGCGAGTTGGCCACTGCTAGTGTTACCTGGCCAATCAGCGGCGAGGTCACAAAGGCGGTTTCATAATGGCACGTATCGTCCTCACCAACGTTGCCGTCACTTTCGGCACAACAGACATTTCAAGCTACGTCACTTCAGTGACACTTGGCTCTACCTACGACGTAGTTGAGACAACAGCTTTCGGCAACACAGCCCGCACAAGAGTGGCGGGCCTTGCAGACAACAGCGTAACCTTCGAGTTCAACCAGGACTACGCAGCAGGCGCTTTGGAAGCAACTATCTACCCAACACTTGGCACAGCAGTCTCAGTGACTGTGCGCCCAGTTGCGGGCACAACACCTGCGTACTCATTCAGTGCGTTGGTTTCCGAGTGGACTCCTCTCAATGGAGCCGTCGGCGAGCTTGCAACCGCATCGGTCACCTGGCCAATCAGCGGCGTAATAACAAAGTCATAACCTAACAAGGGGGAACAAATGGACGGCTTATCAATCAAGGTCAAGACCACAGACGGCGTCGAGGCATCATACAAACTGACACCTCGAGTTATCGTGGCATTCGAGCAGCAATATGGCAAAGGAATGCCGAAACTGCTTGGCGAGGAACAAAAGATCGAGCACGTTTTTTGGCTAGCTTGGAAATCAATGCAGGTCAACGGAGTGGTCGTAAAGCCATGGGGTCCAGAGTTCTTGGATACCATCATCACGGCAGAGCTGGACTCTGACGCGTCTTTCGAATCCACCGAGATAGCTTAACGTACACAGTCGCCGCTATCTCGGTGGAGACTGGCATATCTCCGATTGACTTGCTTGATGCCCCCGAGGGGGTACTTGAAGCAATAACGGCTTACCTCAAAGAACGGGCGAAAAAGAATGGCTGAAGAGAGCGAGATTGTCCTCGTAGGAATCCAGGAGACGCTAGACGGTCTCAAGCAGTTCGACAAGGACGCAGTCAAACGCTTCAACAAGGTCTTGAACGACGTGCTGACAGACGCAGAACGTGCGGCTCGAGGCTTCGTCAAAGCTGACCCGCCTATGAGAGGCTGGAAAACCACAGACCCACTCAAGCCTAAAAAGACAACCCGCGGTGGTGCTGGCTGGCCCGCCTATAACCAAGGCGTAATCCAGCAAGGTATTCGCAAGACGAAGTCACAAGGCAAGGTCCGAGGCGACTACACCACAAGCGCTGGTGCGTTGATAAACAACTCGGCCGCTGGTGCTATCATTGAAGTCGCAGGTCGCAAGACTGGCGGCACAGGCACGGGCATTCAGTTCATTCGCAACTTGACAGACGAGATCAAAAATCCTTCTCGTTTGATTTGGCAGGCTGTTGACGCCAAAAAGAAACCAGCTGAGATCAAAGTCCTGGCAGCTCTAAACGAGGCCAAGGCAGATCTGCAGAGAAACTTAGACAGAGAGCGAGTATAGCATGGCAGTTGGAGCAGTAGTCGCTCGCATACTCACCCAGTATTCAGACAAAGGCACGAAAGCCGCCGTCAAAGACATCTCCAAGATGGAAAAGAAGTTCGGCAAGTTCGCAGACGCAACTGCTAAGAAGTTCGGAATAGCGGCCCTCGCAGTTGGCGCTTTTGCCGCCAAAGTCGGTTATGACGCAGTCAAAGCAGCAGCCGAGGACCAAAAGTCTCAGACTCTGCTTGCAAACTCTCTCCGCAACACAGTCGGCGCAACAGACGCCGCAATCGCAGCTACTGAAGAGTATATCACCGCGATGCAGTTGGAGTTTGGCGTTGCCGACGACCAGCTTCGTCCAGCGCTTGGTAAACTCGCTGCAGTCACTGGAGACGTTGGCAAGGCTCAGAGCCTGCTCGGCGTCGCTATGGACATTTCGGCTTCTAAGGGCATCGACCTTGAAACTGCAGCCGCTTTGCTCTCAAAGGGCTACGGCGGCAATATCGGCGCACTCAAAAAGCTCTTTCCACAGATCTCAGCCGCTACCGTCAAATCAAAAGACTTCGCTGCAGCGCTCAAAGACATTACAGCAGAGACCAAGGGAGCAGCGGCCGCAGCCGCCAACACTTTCGCAGGACAAATGGAGCGCATCAGGCTTGCATTCGGCGAGGCTTCAGAGTCTCTCGGCTACAAACTCCTGCCACAAGTCAAGGCCTTTGCAGACCTCATCATTCAAAAAGCAATCCCAGCGATTCAGAAGTTCGTGGACGAAAACGGCGACAAGATCGCCGCTGGCTTCAAGACTTCAATCAGTTATGGAATCGCTTTTGCCAAGCTGATGTTCGACGTGTTCTCGTTTGTATCCCGCAACATCAAAGTATTTGCAACACTCGGTGCAGTTATAGTGGCGGCCTTTTTTGGCGCCAAGGTGGCAGCTGCAACTCAGGCTCTTATCGGTGGCGTTATGGCAATCATCAAGGTGATGAAGGCTTTGCGCACCGTCTCACTCGCATCAGCAGCAGCCACAGCGCTTGCCACTGGTGGCGTTTCTGCCGCTACTGGAGCCGCTGCATTTGCAGTTGCATTGGGCGCAATCGGCATCGCTGCCAATAAGTTCAATAAAGACTCAGATAAAGCGCTTGACACACTAGGCAAGTTCGGTGTGGACACCAAGGGCTTCTCGGCAAAAGCTAGCGACTACACCAAGGGCATCGAGGGCATGACCACTGCAACCCAGGGTCTGACAGCTGCACAAAAAGAAGACATCGAAGTCACCAAGGCTTTGAACAGACTGAAACAGTTCGGACTTGGTGGAAGTAAAGACTTGAAGGCACAAGACCCAGTCACACTTGAAGCTATTCGACGCAACCAGCTCAAACAGCGAGCGCTTGGACTTTCTAGTCCGACTATCTCGCTGCTTGCTTCAGCTGGGCATGGCAACATCGCAAAGAACACCACAATGAACGGGGGCAACATCACGGTGAACGTAGCTGGCTCTGTGGTCTCACAAGGGGATCTCGTCAACGGAATCAAGAACGGTCTTGCGACTCTAATGCGCCGTCGTGCGGGCAGTCAGTATTCGGTGCTCTAATGCCAGCAAACGCACCCACTCTTACGGTCGCATTCGGCATCAGCGGTTCGTTTACTAACGTCAGTGCAGATCTGCTTCTCGAGGTTGATATTCGCCGTGGACGTCAGTACCAAAACGACTTTTTAGAATCTGGCACTGCAGCGGTTGTGCTCAACAACCAATCAGGAGCCTTCGACCCAAGCAACACCTCAAGTCCGTGGTACGGAGTTTTGATTGCTGGCATGCAGGTTCGTATCACTGGCAACAGCACTGTCATTTTCACTGGGTTTCTAGAGGATAACGCAGTAAACCAAGGTATCTACCCGACTGTCTCTTTGACTTTCGTTGATGGCTTGGCACAGATCGCCAAAGCGATAGCGCCTGCCCTTGCAACCAGCTCCTTCCAAGAAGCTGCGAATGTTCGTGCTGCTCGCGCTCTTGACCTCGCTGACTGGTCTGCGACTGCCCGCAGTCTAACAGGCACCACCGTCATGCAAAAGACAAAACAAAACATGAGCTGCCTCGAGATGCTCGAGCAGTGTGCAAACTGCGTCGGGGGTCGTTTTTATGTCAGCCGCACAGGCGTGGCTACTCTCGTCAATATCGCAGACAAGTTCACTCGCCCAACCAGGCTCCTTTTTTCAGACCAAGGCGACGCCAACAGCGTCGGCTACGACGGCATTATCACCAACCCTGGCACCGACTACGTTTACAACGAGGCTATTGTTTTTAGAGGCCCAAAGAAAGCGCAAAAGACGGCCCGTTATACTTCAAGCGTTACGACCTACGGCCTAAAGTCCAAAAAGCTCGACGCTCCGATCTTCAGTGAGACCAGCGCTGCCAACCTTGCACTTTATGCAGCACGCAAAGACGCAGACGCCGTGGTTTTGGCTGAGCAGATCGACTTCACGGCTATCGGTATCGGCGCGCTTGCCACCGACATGCTAGAGACTGAACTGAATGACTTGGTTCAAGTAAAACGCGAGACTTATGACGGCCGTTTTATCACGATCGACTGCGTAGTTGAGGGCCTTGCCCACTCTATCACTGCCGACAACTGGCGCGTCAGCTATTTTACCTCAGTAGTTGACCCTTACACGATTACACTCTAGGGGGAGCGATGCCACTTTGCCCGCAAATCACAATCACACCAGTCACAGTCACCACAACAGGCATGACTCAGACTTCTATCATTCCAATCGTGGCAGCCACAACCGAGGAGACCGACGAACTCCAAACCGAAATCAACACGATTGAAGCATCTGTCAACGGCAAGAACCACATCTACCGCCAGGCCACAGCACCCGACGGCTCTGTCTATCCACTAACCGAGGGCGACGTTTGGTTTGACACAGACGACGGTAACAAGCAATACTACTGGACAGGCACGGCCTGGGTTTCAGTGCAAGATGCTGGAATCGCAGCAGCAGAAGCTGGAGCAGCAGCGGCAGTGGCCGCAGCAGCTGCAGCGGCAGCGGCAGCTACAGCAGCACAAACAACAGCTGACGGCAAAAACCGCATCTACCGCCAAACCACCATGCCGACTACTGGCCCATTTACTGAGGGCGATCTTTGGTTTGACACTGACGATGACAACAAGTTCTATAGATACACAAGCGGCGCTTTTTCTGCCTTCTCATTGGGAAACAACGCAATCGCAGACCTTTCTGCCACAAAACTCACAGCAGGCACGATTGATGCTTCAGTTATCACGGTTTCAAACATCAACGCTGGCAACATCTCAACTGGTTACTTAGCTGCTGGCCGTATACAAGCAGCATCTTTGGACGCTAGCGTACTTGTGGCGGGTTCAATCACAGCATCTCAAATCGCTGCAGGCACCATCACTGGCTCAAAGATAGCGGCTGGCACCATCGTTGCTAGCAACATCGCCACTGCCACGATCACTGCAGATCAAATCGCAGGTGGCACTATCACCGCAGCCGAAATCGCAGCTGAAACCATCACTGCAGCTGAAATCGCAGCAGACTCAATCACTGTGGACCGCTTGACAGCTGGCACACTTACTGCTTTCACACTCCAAACGTCAACTGGCGCTCGCAGAGTTACTGTGTCTGCGTCAACAAATGCCATTTCTTTCCGAGAAGCGAATAGCATAGTCGGGTATGTGGGTCCAGCCTCTATAAGCGGCGTCATCATGCATTATGGCGCGACTTTTACTCCAGCAGCTACTGCGTACCCCCACGCTTATGTTTCATCGGGAGCAGCTCAAATTGCTTATGACGCAACAACGTACGTTATTGCCAATTCCACTGGCGTCCAATTAAGTGGCGACGTTTACACACTGGCAGCATTTTACAACCAAGACTCTTCAACCAGCGCCAACGCCGCGAACACCCGCATGGACACTAACGGACGGACACGCCGCAGCACAGCTTCAAGCGCTCGCTTCAAAGAGGAGATCGTTAGCCTCTCTACAGTGGCAGACCTTGACCCAAGCAAGCTGCTGACCTTGCCGATTAGAGCATTCAAGTTCAAAGCAGACTACCTAGACGCCACAGACAACAGATCTGGCGTGGTGGTGCCAGGGTTAATCGCTGAAGAAGTAGCAGAACACTACCCAATCGCCGCCGACCGTGGCAACGACGGGCTAGTTGAGAACTGGAACGAGCGCTTTGTTATTCCAGGCATGCTGGCATTAATTCAAGATCTGCACGCACGTGTAGAGTCGCTCGAGGGGGGCACAAATGGATAACACAACAGAGCTCGACATCAATGTCGTCATCGCCGCACTAAGAGAGCAGATCGGTTTGCTAGCTCTAGACAAAGCGATGTTGACTGCGAGAATCGGAGATCTCGAAAAAGCACTCAAGGAGAAGAATGACCGTGAATGACTGGGCTGCACTGATACTTGCAGTTATATCGATACTGGGCTCGTTTGTCGTGGCCGTGCGTTGGCTTGTCAAGCATTTCCTGAACGAACTGAAGCCGAACGGTGGTGCCAGTCTGCGAGACTCCGTTGACAGATTGGAGAGACAGATTGAAGAGATTTATAGCATTCTTATCAATCGCGGCAAGCCTTAACCTTCTTGCGGGTTGTGGGTACCAAGGCTGGGTTAGGTACCCGTGCCAAGAGTACAAGAACTGGGAAAACCCCGAATGTAAACCCCCGCAGTGCGTACCAACAGGCACCTGCACAACCGATCTAATACCACAGGAGAGCGATGGCTAGAGCAAGGTTCACAAATGAACAACTAAAGGCGAGATTAATCGTTTTCATTGGCGTCGTTTTAGCGCTTGTTTTTTTAGGCTCCGTCTTTGGCATTCTGTGGGCACTGATATTCGTGACGCAACCGCTAGGCGACCAAGCACCAAACGACAGAGCTTTCATTGAGTTGTTAACCACACTCACTGTCTTTTTGACGGGCAGCTTGGGTGCGATGCTTGCAAGTAATGGACTTAAAGACAAAAACAGAACCACTGAAGGGGAAAACGAATGACGCAACTCAAAGAAATCGCCGACAAGTACGTCGGCTACACAGAAGGTGCCAACAACGACACTAGCTTTGGCAAGTGGTTCGGACTCAACAATCAGCCGTGGTGCGCGATGTCGGCATCAAAGATCTACCACGAAGCAGGGCTGATTGACACTGTCGCTCCAAAGAGCAAGTCAAAAGGCTTTGCCTCTTGTGATGAGTGGCTCAAGTATTTGACCAAGAACAACCAGCTGGTTCCAATCGGGCAAGCACAACAAGGCGATCTGGTCTTTTTCCAGTTCGACGATGACGCACAACCTGATCACGTCGGCATTGTCCGTTGGCACAACACAGCGCTGAAGTACGTCAATGTTTGGGAAGGCAACACTAGCGCCGACGCCAAGGGCAGCCAATCCAATGGCGACGGCTTCTACGTTAAAAAGCGCACTTACAAGACCATCATGGCAATCGCAAGACCAAAAAAAGGAGCATAATGAACACCGCATCTATCCCACCAGTCATCATGACTTACCTGAGAGCAGCGGCAGCAGCCGTAGCAGCTCTTTATATGACAGACCCAAACCGCCCCATTCGGGACTACGCGGCCGCGGGACTGGCAGCCGTCCTTGGACCTATCCTGAAGGCGATCGACCCTAAGGAAAAGCAGTTCGGCATTGGCTCCGACGAGTTTGAAGCGAATAAGAACGTAGCCGAGTAACCAGCTTTAAACAAGACCCCCACCACTGGCACCCCCAGCGGTGGGGGTCTTTTGCTATGTGACGAACAAGACACACGACACGCCGACACGCATTATGCCGCTGTATTGACAGCGTATACACGGGCGTGATTTACTTATCTCATAAGGACGGGAAAGGTTCCCGAAAGGAAGGCACAAATGAACGGAATCGCAACACCAACAGCACTAAAGATCGACGAAGCAGTTCTGCTAGTAATCGCAGACGGCGAGTGCGCAGTCCCATCGGAGAATCCATTCGGTGGCGTTGACACTTGGCTAGAAGGCCAAGCTGGCCTTTTGACTGATAGCAAAGGCCGCCAGTACCTTGCAGAAGGCGTTCGTCTTGCAACTGATGACGAGACCATCAGCGTCATCAAGTTCGTAGGCAAGGGGTTAGTCGCAAGCAAAGTTACACTTGACGGCGACGTCTCAGTCGAGCTTTTGGCTCAAATCGTGAAGGGGCTACTCTAATGATGCTATACGCAGCTCGCATTTGGAAAGACAAGCAGTGGCACGTTGTTCGCTTCTACGACACTTATGAAGCGGCCGAGTTTTTCGCTAGCAGTATGCTGAGCAAGTCAGAGTGGGACGTCAAGGCCATGACCCTTGAGAATGCAAACCAGGTGGGGGCATAACATGGGCGCAATCAAAGAGCTATTCATCGAAATGCAGGACGAAATGAACGAAGTTGCCAAGCAGATCAACTTCGCAACCGAGGACGGCGACCCCGACCTTCTTTACGACACTCTGATCGAGTGCACCGCCAAGCTGGCGGTAGTCACCCGCCGCTATCACAGGCTGTACAGCAAATGACCGCCTTAGAGCTAACACCCGAGGAGTTTGAGTTAGTCTTGGGTGGGCTAGGCTCGTTAATCCAAGACAGACGTTATAGCTCAAACCGCCAGTACGAGGCTCAGTTGCTTGCTAAGAAGCTGTGGGCGATTAAAGAGGCCCCAAGTGAGTGAGCCGATACTTGAGGACGACCATGCCAGGGGCTATGGCGACGTCTGCGAGATCTGCGACGAAATGGCGCATTTCTGCGTCTGCGGCCAACCCGACACCATGGAAGAGGCTGCGTTTGAGGTGTGATGAATCTCACACGACACGCATATTGCTCTGTATTGACAGCGTATACACGGATGCAATAGACTTATCCCATAAGCTCAGGAAGGAGCCCAAAATGAACAGCAAAAGCAAGAAGGTACTAGTAGGAAGCGAGACCGTGACAGTCACGATCTGCTTGACAGAGGACGAAGGACTTGACATCAATGATGGTGGCAAATGGCTTCTGATATGCGAGGACCACAGCTCAATCATTCAAGACACTAACAAGCGTCGCCTTTGGGGCGCAGCTGATGAGGTATCAGACTGGTGCGAGAGCTGCCGCATTAACGACCGTGTGACGGTGGCATAATGACAAAAGCTGAAATCAAAGAGCTGATCGAGTTGAATCTCGTCAAAGAGAACGGCATGTACTTTTGGAATCGCGCTTTTGTTGGCACGACCAAAGCCAAAGCGATCGAAACCGTCATGCGTATCGGAGCAGCCAAATGAACGGCGCTCGCGAGTATTTGAAGGAGTTCACATCTGCCAGGTGCGCAACAGACCAGCACGACCGCTGTACCAAAGTCGCCCACATGGGTGCGTTTCCAAGCCGTCGCCGTCCGTGCGACTGCGATTGTCATAAGGGGGAGAAATGATGCAGATTAAGCAAATGGCCAACACTGGCGCCTGGCAGATCTCAGATGTGGTCACCAATGGGCAGACCAGCTGGGTTGAGATTCGGACTTTCTACGGCATTGACGAGAAGCAAGCGATCGCCAGCTTTTACAATGCGGTTTGGTCAATGGGGTGGCAACCACTATGACTGCAAAAGCTAAGGCGAATATAGAGCTGAAGAAGCTCATGGATTGGCACCTGCACCAAGCAGCCGAGTGCCGCACAGCCGATGAAGTTGGCGAGCGCGATTTCCATATTTGGGCTGCTACACTGATTTCAATGGTTAGGGAGATACGATGAAGCTGACAAAGCGGGGCAAGCGAGTTCGAGCTGTTGCTATTCTAGCGGCGGCTGTAGCGATTTGGTATGTGTCAGGGCATGTGTGGTGGGTCGGAGATCACTACTGCTGGGGCACGATGACTGAGTGTTTTTTGGGAAAGGAATAGATGAGTAACGAGACACCGATTCGCACTGTCCGAGTGAATGACAAGCTGTGGAAAGCTGCCAAGACGCAAGCCAAACGCAGCGACACCACCATCTCTGAAGTTATCAATCAGGCTTTGCGGGATTTCACGTCCAAGAAGGCTTCATGATAGCGCGGTACACCTCGAGCGACATGGCCGCTGTTTGGTCCGACGAAGCCAAGTATCAGACTTGGGCCGAGGTCGAAATCGCAGTGATGCGAGCACAGGGCAGGCACGGCGTTGTCGCTTCTGACTTGTGGAAGGCTCTGAAGCTGACCCTGTTGCCAACACCAGCGCAAGTCGCCGCGCAAGAGCAGATCTTGAAGCACGACCTGATGGCATTCCTCGAGGCTTGGCGGCTCAACACCGACAACCGCGAACTGCACAGGTGGCTTCACTACGGGCTTACCAGCTCGGACATTGTGGAGACAGGCCAGGCGACTTTGCTAGCTGAAGCCAACTGGCTGATCTCAAATGCGGGCTACCGCCTTCTAGATTCTTTAATCGATCACGCTTTCAAATATAAGGACACTAAGCGAAGCGGCCGCACTCACGGTCAATTCGCCGAACCCACAACCTGGGGCTATCGGGTGGCGGATTTCGCATTCGCTATCGAACGGGGGCTCGAACGACTCGGCTACTCCTGCGGCGGGGTTCAGACTGCACACATCTCGGGACCGTTGGGCAACTATGCTCACACCCCGAGGAGCGTAGAGCTGGACGTAGCTAAGGAGATGGGACTAGCCGTGCCCGATAGCGCTACCCAGGTGTTGATGAGAGACTCTCTCGGAGCCTGGGCTTATTCATTGGCCAGCCTTGCCACTATCTGCGAGGGTTTCGCTCTCGAGGTGCGGCACGGCCAGCGCTCTGAGGTGCAGGAGATCTTTGAAGGCAGGAGTGAAGGCCAAGAAGGCTCCAGCTCTATGCCCCACAAGGAGAACCCAATCACCGCTGAGAAGATCTGCGGCTTGGCCAAGATAGCCAGGTCGTACGTCATGCCACTCACCGAGGGCATCGCTTTGTGGCATGAACGAGACATCAGCCACTCATCTGTTGAGCGAATCGCTCTGCCCGATCTGTGTGCTATCACCGAGCACATCTTGATTGAGACTGCTAAGATGGTGAACAACTTACGAATAAATGAAGCTGGCATGTTCGAGAACACCCGCCAGGGCAGTACGACCATGCTAAACAAATATATTCAAGAAGGTATGACTCGCAACGAGGCTTACCAAGCTGCAAAAAGCGGGCTCCGTGAGAACTGCCCGCCAGCCGACACCCAGCACACCTGGGACCTTTTGTCAATGCTGAAAATAGCTCTCAACGAGGCGCGTGTCATGAGCGGCGTGTCGCAGTCAGAAATCGGTCGCTCATGATACACTTGGACCCTAACGGGGGAAGGAACCTAAAGATGTACTCATTCAGACACGCGGTTCGAGTAGAGGCTGACAACAACTGGTCTCGACAAGTCTCGACGCTATTCAGAGACCCACTGCCTACCCATGTAGAACACGTTGGAGACAACGTCCACGGCAGCTGGTTCAAAATCACACTACCTGCGAGCGTTTGGGCGCTTGCCGTCAACTCCGAGAGAGGCACTTCAGTGGGCGTTTATCATTCGCCCGCTATCTTGGAGCTTGAACTAAGAAAGGCTTTACATGCCGATTCGAAAAAGACCAAAGCCTGAGATCGACCAACAATGGCTCAGATTTCAAGCGGCCTTCTCGAGAGGGAAAGCTCAAGACTCCAACTCCGTCAGCTGGCTCCATGTCACCCTGTTTTTAGCGGTGCTCGTCCTGCTAGTTTGGAGTCTTGGGTGAGTAGCTCCCGCGTCCAACGGGGGTACCAAAGTCAGCGCCTTGTCGCTGAGTATTTTAGAACTAACGGCTGGCCGTACGCGCAACCCGCGGGCTCAGGCCGTTCAGGAACCGACATCACTGGGGTAATAGGGGTCGATGTCGAAGTAAAAGCACGCCGAGGCATTAAAGTCGCCGAGGCTATGAAGCAACTCCGAGATCGATATAAGGACGGGGTCTTGCCAGTGGCGATTCTGCGTCTAGACGGTCAAGGCGAAGCTCACATCGCGGATTGGCCCGCCATCGTGCCTCTCCATGTGTTTATCGACCTATTGAAAGCGGCAGGGTATGACAAACCTCAGTTCTGACCTGTCCGAGAGGAGCGCAGATGCGCCCAACAACACAAAGATTCATTCAGATTGTGGGGACGTCGCTTGCGATTGCGGCGATCTCCAGCGCTTTAACAGCTACACCAGCGAGTCCGATTGTCTATGCACAACGCCCACCTCTGATGCAAGTGGACGCGAAGGCCGTGGCTCGGGAGTTGCTAACAGACAAGCAGTTCAAGTGTTTCACCCGTCTCATCGGCAAGGAGAGCGCTTGGAACTCGAAGGCCAAGAATCCGTCCAGCAGTGCCATAGGCATTGGACAGCTTCTTGAAAGCACATACAGAAATATTGGCATGAAGCACTCAAAGGCTGAAGTGCCACAGCTGGTCGCGACTCTCGCCTATATCGGGCGCAAGTACGGCTCAGCAGGGCCTTGTGGTGCATGGCGCCACTGGCAGAAACACAACTGGTACTAGGGGGGAACATGAGCGCATTTGACGCTGAAAAGCCAAAGATCGACCTGCCACTTGATGTAGCGGCGTGGATTGAGTTATACCGCAAGACCCAGGGCGAGATCAAAGGCCTAGAGGAGAAGCTTGACCAGGCGAAAGCCAAGATTCAAGAGATGATGGGCGACAACGAAGTGGGCTTGCTTGACGGCAAAGTCGCGGTTCGTTGGACCAAAGTTAAGTCGCTTAGACTCGACGTTGCAAAGGCCAAGGAGATCTTGGACCCAAAGATTTACACCTTTCTATCTCGAGAGTCTGAGTCTCGCCGCTTCACGATTGTAGAGCCTGATGTCAATAGTTGACCCAATCGTGCCAGCTCCTGACTGGGGGCGTCAGCCTAACATTCCCGACCACGAAATCTATGAGGACGAGGACGACGAATGAGCTATGCCAGACTATTCAGCGACCAAGAGGAGTACGCAAACGCCGTTCGCGACGTTGTTGTCCAAGCAGGTGTTTGGTCTCCTAGAGCTGGGCAAGTTCAGATCGGCCCCAGCGAAGTCGGCCACAAGTGCACCCGTCGCCTCGCTTACAAGCTGCTCGACTGGGACAAGCCAAACGAAATGCAAGGCGGTTCGTGGGCCGCGCAGGTCGGCACTGCTATTCATGCGTACCTCGCAGAGGTCTTCGGCAAGCGTGAGGGTTTCCTCATCGAGCAACGCGTCACAATCCGAGGCAACCTTGCAGGCACCGTCGATCTCTTTGACATCAAGAACGGTGTGGTGCTCGATTGGAAAACGACGGGCGCAACTAAGTTGGCAAACTACAAGAAGTTCGGGGCAGATCACCAGCAGCTGGTTCAAGTTCAACTTTACGCCTACGGACTGGCTCAACAAGGAGCTGAGGTCAAGAAAGTGGCGCTGTGCTACCTACCGACGTCAGGCTCACTCACAGACATGGTCCTTATCATGCACGATTACGACGAGCAAGTCGCCCTCAACGCTTTGGCGCGTCTTGACTCGATTCACGCACTACTGGCCGCGGCAGACGTCGAAGCCAACCCCGAGATTTGGAGTCAGATACCAGCGCAGCCTGACAGGCTTTGTGCTTGGTGTCCATACTTCAAACCATTCAGTAAGTCTCTCGTAGAAGGGTGCCCAGGTGACACTGCCTGAGAAAACCATCAACGACATCGTCAAAGAGATGATTGAGGCTGCTGGAGAGGAACCCACCACCAACACCAACCAACAGAAAGCAGGGGAATAAATGGAAGCATTCGCTTCACCAGCCGCCGCAAGCACTGGTCCAAAGCCAGCTGACTTACAAGGTCAGTTGCTCATCTTCAAACCAATCGAATACCGCTCAGGTATCGAGACGGTCAACGGTCCAGCTGACGCGATTTCGTGCGACGTCACCAACCTTGACACCAACCAGGAGTACAGCGATGTCCTCTTTTTTAATATCGCAATTCGCAACGCACTTCGTCCGCTAATCGGACAGCGAGTGCTCGGTCGCATTCAACAAGGCGTGGCCAAGCCTGGCAAGACAGCCCCATGGATTATCGTGGACGCTTCTGCAGATCAGGCGGCGATTGCTAAGGCTTCGGCTTACAAGCCAGGGGCAGCAGCAGCGCCAGCAGCAACACCTGCCGCAGCGGGTGGAGTCCCACCTGAGGTCGCGGCTCTCTTAGCTCAACTTGGGGCTAAACCTCTCTAGGTTTCTTAGAGCAGTATCCTTCCACTGATCTCTAAGGAAGGCGCGGTGCGTACAACGGAAGGGGAAGCCGTCGGGACGCAGCAGGTTCGAGGCCTGACACCGCACGCAAAAGCACTACAAACGGGGGAGCCATACAGATGTCTTTAGAGGTACTCACAGCGGCGCTGCGATTCGCGGCAGCTGGCTGTTCAGTCGTGCCAGTCATGGCCGACGGCTCAAAGCGCCCAGGCATCGGTGCGTGGAAAGAGTACCAACACAAGCTGCCAACAGTTGAAGAACTTCAGGCTTGGTTCAAGGACGCCAAGGGCGTCGGTATCATCACGGGCAAGATCTCAAACAACCTCGAAATGCTCGAGGTCGAGGGTCGAGCGGTTGCAGACGGCATTCACACTGAAATCAAAGACATGGCAATCGAGACTGGACTTGGAGAACTTTGGCAGCGGCTGAACGAGGGCTACTGCGAAATGACTCCGAGCGGCGGTTTGCACTGGTTCTATCGCTTAGACGGTGAAGTCCCTGGCAACACCAAGTTGGCAAGACGACCTGCTTCAGGCGACGGTGTTGATGTGCTTGCCGAGACCCGCGGTGAAGGTGGCTTCGTGGTTGCGGCTCCAAGCGGCGGCTCTTGTCACCCATCAGGTGGCTCTTGGTCTTTGATTTCAGGTTCGATTGAGACAATCCCGACAATCACTCTCGAGGAGCGCGAAAGTCTCCATTCCTTATTTAGATATTTCGACCAGCTTCCAAAAGCCTCAGTGGTAGCTTCAGAGGTCACGGAGAGGCATCGGGACGCGAACTCGACACTGCCAGGCGACGACTACAACGCAAAGACGACTTGGGACGAGATCTTGTTGCCACTGGGCTGGACAAAGGTATTCTCAAAGGGGCAGACGACCGCTTGGTGTCGCCCTGGCAAGCACGACGGCATCAGCGCCACCACCAACTATGAGGGTTCAGATCTGCTCTTTGTCTTTAGCACTAGCACCATCTTTGAAGCAGAGCGCGGCTATTCCAAGTTCGCGGTTTACACCCTGCTGGAGCACGGCGGCGACTTCCATAAGGCAGCGTCAGCGCTAGCTGCGAAAGGCTTTGGCAGTGGCGTTTCAAGCTCGCTGCAACCGATTGACATTTCACAACTGATGCAAGCGCCCGAGCCTGAGCCATTTGCAGAGCCTGCGACAGAGCCCGACACCAGTTGGCTTCCAAGGACGATTGAATACGACGAGGACGAGACCGAGGCTGGCCCTACAGTTCTCTATCGCACAGACGGCCAGTGCTTGCTCTACGCTGGAAAGATTAACGCGATTTTCGGAGAGTCAGAGTCGGGCAAGACCTGGGTGGCGCTGGAAGCCGTGCGCCAACAGCTGGTGCAGGGCAACAAGGTCTTTTATATTGACTTCGAGGATTCAAAGCGCGGTATTCGTGGCCGCCTGAAGGCACTTGGCGTCATGCGAGATCACTTTGCTCGCTTCAAGTACGCCAACCCTGACGGCTCCTACAATGAGATCGCCCAGCAAGCACTGCTCGGTTCGATTCGCGACTTCACCCCCGACTTGATTGTGATGGACGGTGTCAACGCCGCCATGAACCTGTTAGGCTTAGACCTTGAAAAGAACAAAGACGCCACCCAGTTCAGTCAGGTAGTCTTGCGACCGCTTCGCCTTTGGGGTGCAGCTGTCTTGACCATTGACCACGTCACAAAGTCCAAGGACAACCGAGGCAACTACGCAATCGGCGCACAGGCCAAGCGTGCAGATATTGACGGCGTTGCGATCTCGGTGGACGTGTCTATGCCTTTCGGTCGAGGCTCCAACGGCAAGCTCAACCTGAAGATCACCAAAGACCGCCCAGGCTTTGTTCGCGGCATCAGTCAAGAGGCCTCTTATGTCGGCCACGTCGATCTGATTTCGCAAGCTGATAGCCGAATCGAGATCTCTATTGTCGGCGGGCAGATCGGCTTCACTCCTCACGAATATCTGATGCGCAAGGTATCGGAGTTCATGCAGAACCACGGCGCCGAGCTCTCAACCAACCAAATCGTCCAAGCGATTGACGGCGGCACCGACCAGATTAAAAAGGCGCTTGCTCAACTCGAGGGCCAAGGCTTCTTGGCGATTAGAGCTCAGGGCCAAGGGCGCTATTACAAGCACCTAAAGTCCTATGTCTTGGGAGCGCCCCAGCCGTTTGGCGGTGCTTTGGATAACTTGACCGACTTGACCGACCCTGACCGTGGGGGTATCGGTCAAGTAGGGGCAAGAGGCGACCGAAACTTGACCGACTTCGCCCCCCCCTATAAGGGGGGGCGGTCGGTGAAGTCGGTCAGCAGTGATGATGGTGAACCTGATGCGTGATCTTAGTAGCAGGGATTTTTTGCAGGATAAAGTAGCTGAAGAGAGTTTCTGTCGTGTTTGTGGAGCTGCGTTTTGGAAGGCGCAGTGGTGCGGTTTTTCGGTGTTTTCGGACTGCACCCCCATTGACACCAAGACAGAGATCGAGTGCTTCTTAACAAAGCGCCCGACGTACGGTGTTTCTAGGTGGTCGCCCAGCTTCTACCTAGAACACCGATCAATGCTCAACATACACAAGCAATACGAGTTCATACTCGCCAAGCATCTTTGCGGTTCAACCCAGGCCGTGAAGGAGCACCTAACCTACTGGGCAGCACCAAAACAACTCGAACCTAACTTCTAAAAGGGGGAACAAATGGCAGGACGTCTCATCGCCGTAGTCGGCGGTCAGTATGGCAGTGAAGGAAAGGGCGCCGTAGCAGGTTACCTATCCGCAACCTCTGATGTACCGTTCATGGGAATCAGAGTGGCAGGACCAAACGCAGGGCACACCGTCATCGGCAAAGGCCCTAACGGCGAGGAGTCATACGCATGGCGACTTCGCTCAATCCCAGTCAACGCAGTGACTGCACCCGAGTCTGACCTCATCATCGCGGCAGGCTCTGAGATCGACATGGAAGTCTTTAACAGAGAGCTTTCAGAACTAGACCAAGCTGGCTACCAGGCTAGTTCACGCATCATCGTGGACGACCAAGCCACAATCTTGGAGCCTCGCCACCACGACATTGAGACCAGTGACGGCATTCAAGCCCGAATCGGCTCAACAAGCAAAGGCATCGGCGCTTCACGTGCCGACCGCATTATGCGCAAGGCCTCTCTATTCGGCGGTGGTGTAGATACTTCACAAGTTATTCGCGAGCACCTACAAAGAGGCGGCACTGCTCTAATCGAAGGCACACAGGGCTACGGCCTTGGACTGCACGCAGGTCTGTACCCGTTCTGCACAAGCCAAGACTGCAGAGCCTTGGACTTCTTAGCGCAAGCTGGCGTCAGCCCGTGGGACCGTGCAGTTGATGTCTTTGACATTTGGGTCACAGCTCGCACTTACCCAATCCGCGTTGCTGGTAACTCAGGGCCGCTGGAGAACGAGACCAGCTGGGAACAGCTAGGACTAGAGGCTGAACGCACGACCGTGACTCAAAAGATTCGCAGAGTCGGGCACTTTGACAGCAAGCTAGTTCGAGATGCTGTTATTGGCAACGGTGGTGCTCCAACTGTCAAGATCGCACTCACCATGTTTGACTATATCTTTCCTGAGCTGAAAGACCAAAGCCAAATAGACATCTTGTCTGAGGAACAACAACGCTACATCACCGACATCGAGAGTGCAGTGAACGCACCAGTTAAGCTGGTCGGCACTGGACCTTCAACGATGGCGTGGGTCAAATGAGAAACGGGTTCAATGAGTGGCAGGACATGGCAGCGGCCTTCAGAAAAGAGACTCCCACACAAGACGCACCGACCGTGCAGAGTCTTGCGAATTGGTGGCTGGACGAGACCAAGAACGAATTAGACTCTGTCATACCAAAAGCCGTGGAGTACGGCAGCGCAGATCTGAAAGTCATCGGCTTTGCTTTGAGTCAGATGATTGGCAAACCGACTAACGTGACAGATGATGAACTAGGCATCGCCTTTTACGTGCTCGGCAAGGTCGCACGTCTAATCGGTGGCTATGCAGATGGCCGAGCGCCTTCTGACGACACATGGCACGACATCGCTATCTACACCAAGATGGCGCAATACGCACGCAAGCACAACGGCTGGGGTGGATTCGTCGAATGATAGTCTACCTCGCTGGCCCGATCGATTTCGTCACTGGTTCAAAAGTGAACAAGCTAAAAGACGAAATCAAAGCACACTTCAAAGAGCAGGAGTGTGTGTGGGTGTACGACCCAGCTGGTGCATGGAACGCACCGAGCGACCTTGTCCCCGATGAGTTCGTGCACTGGGCTAACTTGCTTGTGCTCGAGCAATCCGACCTTGTTGTTGCAGTGTTGACGAAAGGCGTGCTTACAGTGGGCACGATTCTTGAAATCCAACATGCACACGACAACGAGATTCCTGTCGTCGTAATTGGCGACCTTGGAATTAACAGCGTAGGACTGGCAGCGCTAGACGTGCCAGTGTTTGAATCAATAATGGAATGGAGTGATTATGGCAGCCCTGTTGTACCGCGTACTGACGCCGACTGGCTTAGCGCCAACTAAGGCGTACGGCGACGATGCAGGTTTCGATCTGTATTGTGACGCAGAAATGGTGATCGAACCAAGCACTTTTGTGGACGTTCCACTTGGTGTTGCAATCAAAGTGCCCGAGGGGACTTGGGGCTTGCTAACAGCTCGCTCCAGCACCTTGCGCAAGCACGGCCTCATGGTGGCACAAGGTGTCATTGATTGTGGCTACACTGGCCCACTTTTTGCAGGAGTGTGGAACATGACTGACAAACCAGTCAAAATCGAACCTGGCATGCGCCTGGTTCAGTATATTCTTATGACCAACGCTTCTCTTGATGTTCAAGCACAAGAGGTGGCAGAGCTTCCCAAAACCGACCGTGGCGCCTCGGGTTTTGGGAGTTCAGGTGTCTGAGAAGCCTCTTATTGAAACCGCCCAAGAACTCAGAGACGTGGCCACATGGTACAAAGAACTAAGCGCAGAACTGACGCCTGGACGCACTGGCGAGCGCTCCAGCCGTTCGGTTCCTGGCCCAAGACTCCCACTTCGTGTCGATGTGCTTGACGCGATTGTGAGTATTCGAACTGATACACTTATGTGGGAAGCTGAACTGAGGCTCGAAAGAGATCAGGGTGCTACACCAAACAATGACACAGAACGGTCGTTGTATTGGGTCGCAGATACGATTGAGAGCTGGCCGACTGCAAATCGGACACGGTTGATTGAAGAGATCAGCCACTCAATGAGCAAGCGGCACACACAAATCAAAATCCTACTAGGATTGGAGCAGAGGCCTTTGACGGCAAGACTAAGATGCCCACATTGTGAAAAGAACTTAGTTATCAAGCTGGACCAAGGGCTTCTGCTCTGCCGCAATCACAGCTGCAGATGTGCGGTTGAGGATTGTGATTGTACGAGAGGGAAAGGGCACGCATGGAACGAAAAAGAGTGGCCAAGACTCGGACTCATGCTCGACACGCCGAGGACTGATTGAGTCATGTGGGTGGCGCAAAACACGTTTCGTGTGGTAGAATTATCCTCTTGGGGTAGAGTTGTATTTCTAAGGGCGATATTATGGGCCTAACCGTTTCAATGTCAATCGGTGCTCTACAAACCGAGCTAGATACAGACCAAGATCTCAGTTTCGATGCAATCGAATCCATACTAACTAGGGCCGTCAGGTCCACCCTTGATGCGTATATGTCCTTGCCCCCTGAGGAAAGAATGCGCGTCATCTATGACGTTTTTAGTGGACACGATGATGAGGACGATGACTAAGCCTTGTGTTGATTGTGGCGTCTTAGTACGCGATTGTTCTCGTTGTTTAAAGTGTCATGCTAAGTATAGGACTACCAAGTTAAGTGCAAGCAAACGCGGCTACGATAGCAAATGGCGCCGTTTATCAAGAGAGCTGAGGCGATTGCAACCTTGGTGTTCGTTTTGCGGTTTAGCCGCTGATCTCACTGTTGACCACATAGTACCCCTATCTATGGGTGGCAGTAATGACATCACTAATCTAAGGGTGCTCTGTCGCAGTTGTAATTCAGGCAGGTAATACGCGCTAAAAAGCGCAATATCCCCCCTGGCATTTTTCCACCCCCCCTCGAAGTTCAAAAATCCACGGAATAAGAGACCCCGCTGCCCCAAAGAACGCGGCGCGTACGGGTTCGGGATTTGACATATTCGCATTCTTTGCATTTTAGGAGACACATGGCAGGCAAAGGTCCAGCACCAAAAGACGCAGACCAGCGCAGACGCAGGAACGTTGACCCAGTGCCTACTCAGGTGGTCATACAAGATGGCATTTTGCGCGGCCCAGATCTGCCAGCTGGTTACCCTTGGCACTCGCAGACATTCCGTTGGTGGGACACTTGGCGCAAGTCAGCACAAGCTGCTACTTTCACCGACACTGATTGGGACTTTTTAATTGATACAGCCTTGTTGCACTCGTCCTACTGGAACGGTGACAACGTAGGAGCAGAATTGCGACTCCGAGTCGCTAAGTTTGGCGCTACACCCGAAGACAGAATGCGACTGCGGTTGCAAGTTGACGGTGAAGCAGAGGGGGCCAAATCGAACAAGACCCTGTCTGACCAGCGACGAACTCGTCTGTTGAGAGTGGTGGGGGAACTTGACAAAGAAGAAACGACAACAGAGTAGTTTCATCTCACTCGGTTGGGACGCGATTGACTGGATTGAGACTTATCTAGTTCACGGCCCAGGCGACGTGCAAGGTGAGGCCATCACTTTAGACGACGAGCAAGCGGCTTTCATATTAAAAGCCTACGAACTGGACAAACATGGGCGGCGAGTTACACGGCGAGCTTTCTTTTCTCGACCAAAAGGTCGTGCGAAGTCGGAGCTTGCTGGAATGCTCGTTTGCTTTGAGGCTCTCGGCCCTGCTCGCTTTGACCATTGGGACTCCGCGGGTAATCCAGTTGGACGACCAGTGCAGTACCCGTTCATCAGATGTCTAGCAACTGAAGAGTCACAGTCGGGCAACACATACGACAACGTGCGCTACATGCTCGAGCACATCAAAACGAACTTTGGTACTGAGTATCCAGGCATTGACGTCGGACTCACACGCACTTTTTTAAAAGGTGGCGGCGAAATCGTCCCATCAACAGCAGCATCAGCATCAAAAGACGGTGGAAAAGAATCTTTTGCTGTTGCTGACGAAACACACCTCTATTCGAGCCCCGAGCTCAAGCGAATGCACGAAACCGTAAGGCGAAATCTCGCCAAGCGAAAGGCTGCAGACCCTTGGATGCTGGAGACTTCGACAATGTACTCGGTAGGCGAGGAATCAATCGCCGAACAGACGCACCGCTTATGGATTTCGATACAAGAAGGCCGCACAAAAAATCCAGGCCTGTTATTCGACCACAAGCAAGCGCCCGAGGTCCCCGACCTGCAGGACAGTGAGCAGCTTAAAAAAGCACTTGCTGTCGTGTATGGGCCCGCTTTTAAATGGCTAGACATTCCACGTCTAATGGCCGAAATACAAGACCCGATGACAAAAGCATCGGACGCAAGACGCTACTTTTTAAATCAGCCGTCCACAGACACCGACCGTTACATGAGCATCACAGCTTGGAACGCAGCGGCAGAACCTGAGGAACTGGCAGAAGGCACCGAGGTTGTACTCGGATATGACGGTTCTCGCAAAGACGACGCCACAGTGCTTGTTGCTTGCAGAATTGAAGACGGCAAGATCTTTCAACTCGAATGTTGGGAAAGACCGCCTGGCCCTGCGGGCTACGGTTGGGAAGTTCCAAGAGTCGAAGTTGATGAAGCTGTTCGAATCGCATTTGCAAAGTACAAAGTCCACAAGATCTGGGCCGACCCTTCAGGTTGGCAATCTTATTTGGACGCTTGGAACTCGACTTTTGCTGACAAAGTAGTTGCAGTCTATCCTTCCAGCCAGCGAAAGCTGATGGCACAAGGACTTGACAGGTTCCTTGAGGACATACTTGAAGGACGCCTGAAGCACAACGGCGCAGCCGAGCTGACAAGGCACGTGACAAATGCAGTACCAACTCGGTACGGTCAAGTCATGAAGCCTTCTCAGAGTCACAAGATCGACGGCTTAATCGCCGCAGTTCTCGCTTACCTAGGCCGCACCGAAGCTCTTGTCAATCCTGAGCCCGTTGCCCCAAAAGTCGCTTACCACACTATTCAAGTCTAGGAGAAACATGAAGCGTTTTGATTTTAGCATTTTGGTCGAGATCACTGGCGTCGCGTTGGTGACTGTCGGACTTGCGTTGTTCTCTCCACCGATTGCATTAATCGCTCTCGGTTCATTCCTCGTTTGGGCTACAGAAAAGGCTGATTAATGACCGCTGGCATTTACAACACCACTATCGACCAAGGCTCAGTGTGGTCTGTCGTGTTGGTGTACACTGACTCCAACAATGCGCCCGTGAACTTGACTGGTTACACTGCGGCCATGCAACTGCGACAAAGTTACAATTCAACAACAGCTGACCTGACGCTGACTACAGCGAACGGCGGCATTACAATCGTCGGTGCAACTGGCACTATCACAATCACTGCTACAGCAGTGCAAACAGGGGCTCTTGACCCAGGCTTTTACGTTTATGATTTAGAATTGACATCGGGTTCCAATATCTCTCGCCTAATCCAAGGCCAGTTGACCGTAGCAGAGCAGGTGACACGATAATGGCAGCCAATAAAGTCACCATCAATGAAACCAACAACAACGTCGAGATCTCAGCCCCAGGCCCACAAGGTTCACAAGGACCAACTGGTCCCACAGGCGCCACAGGCCCAGCGGGTGCTACAGGTGCAACAGGTCCAGTCGGAGCTACAGGTGCCACAGGTCCCACAGGAGTCACAGGCGCAACTGGCCCAACTGGAGCTACAGGCCCAGTCGGTGCAACAGGCGCAACAGGCCCAGTTGGAGCCACTGGTCCAACAGGTGCAACAGGAGCCACAGGCCCACAAGGTATTCAAGGTGACACGGGCGCGACAGGACCAACTGGTCCAGTTGGCGCTACAGGTCCAGTCGGTGCGACTGGCGCGGTTGGCCCAACAGGCCCAACAGGTGTCACGGGAGCAACAGGCCCACAAGGCATTCAGGGTGTTCAAGGCATTCAAGGCGACACTGGTGCGACTGGTCCGATAGGGCCAACTGGCGCTACTGGCCCAACGGGTGCTACAGGTGCAGACTCAACTGTTCCTGGACCTACTGGCCCAACAGGCCCAGCTGGAGCGACAGGCCCAACAGGAGCCACAGGCGCAGCTTCAACAGTGCCAGGCCCGACAGGTGCGACAGGCCCAGCGGGTGCAACAGGCCCAACTGGAGCTACAGGCCCACAAGGAATCCAAGGCCCAACTGGAGCTACAGGCCCGCAAGGTGCTGCTGGCGCAAACGGCGGCTCTACGAGCCTATTCGATTTTTTGGCAGACACGACTGCCACGTCGGGCGACCCTGGCGCTGGCGATATCCGTTGGAACAACGCCACTCAGATCAACGCTACTTCACTTCTGATCGACCACTTAGACGTCAACGGCAACGACATTGATGTCTTTATAGCGCTGCTCAAGGCAGACGATTTCATCATCGTGCAAGATCGAGACGTTCATACCAACTTCCAAAAGTTCAAGCTTACAGCAGCAGCAACTGTTTTAGGCGGTTACAGCACCGTTCCAGTTGTACTTGATTCATCAGGTGGCACTGGCACAACCAACTTTTTCAATACACAATCACTTGCGTTGTTGCTTATCAATGTCGGCTTAACTGGAGCGACAGGCCCAATCGGTCCTACAGGCCCAACAGGTGCCACGGGTCCAACAGGCCCTGCGGGCGCAACTGGAGCAACTGGCCCACAAGGCGTTGCTGGTCCAACTGGAGCCACTGGCCCAGCTGGTGCAAACGGTGCAACTGGAGCAACAGGCCCACAAGGCGAAGTTGGCCCAACAGGCGCAACAGGTCCAGTCGGTGCGACAGGTCCAGTCGGTGCAACAGGTGCAACTGGTCCACAAGGTATTCAAGGAATCCAAGGCGTCCAAGGCGTTCAAGGCGAAGTCGGTCCAACAGGCCCAACAGGCCCAGTCGGTGCAACAGGCCCAGCAGGAGCCACAGGCCCAGCAGGTGCCACAGGTGCAACTGGTCCACAAGGAATCCAAGGCGATGTCGGCGCTACTGGCCCAACAGGTCCAGCTGGTGCGACAGGTCCTGCAGGTGCGACAGGCGCAACTGGCCCGCAAGGAATCCAAGGCGACACTGGAGCAACTGGTCCATCTGGTGCCACGGGAGCCACTGGTCCACAAGGAGACGCTGGCCCGATCGGTGCTACAGGTCCAATCGGTGCCACGGGGCCCGAGGGCGCAACTGGCCCAGTCGGCGCAACTGGTCCAACGGGGCCAACTGGAAATACTGGCGCAACAGGAGCAACTGGTCCGCAAGGCGCAGATGCAACCGCACTGCCTGGGATTTTAATGCTCGGCGGAATGTAACTTAGGAGAAAAATGCCAACAACATACAAAGTGCTAGGGCAATCAGCCCCAGCAGCAGCAACAGCTACAACGCTGTATACAGTGCCATCTGCAACAAGTGCTATTGTGTCTAGCATTAACGTTGCTAATACTGGCGGTGCAGCAGATCTGATTCGCATAGCGATACGACCTGCAGGTGCATCTCTTGCTAACCTGCACTATCAAGCATTTGGATTACAGGTTCCACCAGGGTCTGTTTATACCTGGACAACAGGAGCAACACTTGCAACAACAGATGTTATTACCATTTACTCAACAACTGGTACTTCATCATTCTCAGCATTCGGATCGGAGATTTCATAATGTCAGTATCCATTGTAGGCGGTACGGTTCAAGCATCGGCTGCACTTGCAACCAATGCTCAAACTGGCACCACATATACCTTCGTGTTAACCGATGCTAATAACACCGTTGTTGAGTTTAACAACGCATCAGCAATTACGGCAACTATTCCACTTAACTCATCCGTTGCTTACCCAACAGGTTCACAGATTCAGTTGCTACAGACAGGTGCGGGTCAGGTAAATGTTGCAGTAACCGCTGGGGTAACACTTAACGTGTCACCATCTGCTGGAACTAATGCTGGTAAACTTAGAGCACAGTGGTCATTTGCAACGCTTATCAAGCGTGGCACTGATACTTGGGTGCTAGTAGGCGATGTGACTGCATAATGCCAGTATCGTTAGCCTCATCATCAGCAGCCTCAATGCACGGTGCAATGGTGCCAATTGGTTACGCTACAGCCAGTGGCTCAAGTAACTTATTGTCATTTAGTAACATTCCTTCAACATATCAAGATCTAATGATTGTGCTAAATGCCCGTTCTACAAATGCATCAACAACAACTCAAGCAATTATGTTCTTTAATGGCGATACGGGACCATCAAACTACTCGGCGACTTGGTTAGATGGAAATGGCTCGTCTGCAACGTCTGGCCGCCAAAGCAACTTTGCGCAACTTTATTGCGTTGATGGCATGCCAGCAGCCTCGGCCACCGCAGGTATTTTTTCATCAACCACTATCCAAATCCTGAATTACACAAGCACATCAACATTTAAGACTGTTCTTATTCGTCAAGCAGCAGACCTTAATGGTTCAGGATTGACTCGCTTGACAATTGGATTGTGGAGAGCCACACCAGCGGCAATTACTTCTCTAGGCATCAATACTGTGTCTGGCAACTATGCAACAGGCTCAACGATTGCTCTTTACGGCATCAGATCGGTAGGTCAATAATATGAGTATGTATCCTATTGCAAGTGCAGTTGTGCCAACTGCAACATCACCTGGTACAACTTTTGTATTTACAAATATTCCGCAAACATTTACACATTTACAGTTACGTCTGTTTGTACGCTCTGCATCTTTATCAGCAAGTACAAATTTGTATACCAATGTTTACAAAACAGGTTTTCAGTCAACAACTTTATCAAGCCACAATTTAATTGGTAATGGTTCATCTGCTTCATCAAATGGTTGGACTGGTTTATCATATATCTTTGCGGGAAATGTATTTCCAGGTCTTAACTCAACTTCTGGAGTATATGCAAATGTGATTATTGATATTTTAGATTATACAAATACCAATAAAAATAAAACAATGCGTATTATGGGAGGTAGAGACGAAAATGGAAGCGGTTACGTCCAGCTTGCTTCTGGGCTAAGCGTTACTACAGATGCTGCCGATTATCTGTATGTTGATACTGAAAATGGTTTCACTCAGTACTCTCGTGCAGACCTTTACGGCATCTCAACTTCATCAGCAACTGGGGCATAAATAATGTCAGTATTTTTACAACCGATTTATACGCAGACTGTTGGTAGTGGTGGAACTACTACAATAAACTTCAACAATATCCCTCAGACATTTACAGATTTGCAATTAACTATTAGTTCAAGAACGGATGGAACTAGTGCAGCGCGTCTTATTGGAGCATATTTTAATGGAACTGGGTATCCATCAAATGCTAGTTTTAGGGAACTTATTGGAAATGGTTCAAGCGTCTCATCTTCAACTAATTCAGCGTATTCAACATTAGGATATACAAACGACGCTTCGCAAACATCAAACACATTTTCTTCACACAATATTTACATACCAAATTATTCAAGTACATCAAATTTTAAGCAATTGATAATTGATTCTGTATCTGAAAATAATGCAACAACTGCAAGACAATATTTGGCTGCAAATTTATGGCGTTATACAAATGCAATTACATCAATCCAAGTGGATTGTGGTGGTGAAGTTTTTCAACAATACACAACATTTACAATCTACGGAATCACGAAAGGATAAATAATGGCAACAGTAATCGAGGTTGACTGCTCAACTGGAATCTCAACAGAGCGTGAGATGACAACAGCAGAAGTAGCCAATATGGAAGCAGTGCGGGCGGATGCAGAAGCACGTCGTGCTGAAGAAGAAGCACAAGCAGAAGCAACCGCAACTGCTAAAGCATCAGCTGAAGCAAAACTTGAAGCACTTGGTTTAACTGCAGAAGAAATCGCTGCACTTTAGTGAATAAGGTCGGGGGACCAATGAGATTTCACGTTGTATCACTTCCACACACGAATACAACAAAAGACTTTACAAGTTGCGCATTCACTGAAAAGGTGAGGCGCTTCTGCATCATGATGACGAACCTCGGACATGAGGTTTTCCTTTACGCTGGCGAGCAAAACGAAGCACCAGTGACAGAGCTCATCACTTGCATTTATGAAGACCAAAGAGCGGCTGCAACCGCGGGCGGTCATTACACGACAGCCTCGTTTAACACGACTTTGCCGCATTGGCAAGTCTTTAATACGAACGTCATTCGCGAAATGACAACAAGGCTCCAACCAAAAGATTTCATTTGTTTGATCGGCGGCTACGCACACAAACCAATCGCAGATGCTTTCCCTGACCACATGTCGGTGGAGTTTGGCATTGGCTACGGTGGCACCTTCGCACGGTACCGCGTTTTCGAGTCCTACGCATGGATGCACTCCGTTTATGCTGGGCACAAGAATCCGACCACTATAGATGGCAACTTCTTTGATGGAGTCATCAACGGCTACCTAGAACCTGAGCAATTCCCAGCTGGTAAAGGCGACGGCGACTACTACTTTTTTATCGGCAGACTGATCGAGCGAAAAGGCTACAACATCGCGCAAGAAGTCTGCGAGCGCCTTGGCAAGAGGCTTATAATCGCTGGCCCTGGCCAACCAAATGGCGGCTATGGCGAGTTCATCGGCAACGTCGGCCCTAAAAAGCGGGCAGAGCTCATGGGCTCAGCGATTGCGCTTTTTGCGCCGACTACCTACATCGAGCCCTTTGGCAATATCGTGATCGAAGCTCAGACCTGCGGCACTCCGACCATCACAACTGACTGGGGCGCATTCACTGAGACCAACGTTCATGGTGTCACAGGCTTCAGGTGCCGCACACTCGCGGACTTCATGAAGGCGGCAGAGGACGTCAAGTCTTTGAACCGCACAAAGATCAGAAAGCAAGCAATCGAGAAATACTCACTCGAAGCGATAGCACCAAAATACCAAGACTATTTTGAGAGGCTGTTGACCCTTTGGGACGACGGCTGGTACCAACTAGACACAGAAAAGGCTGGCAAATGAGCTTATCGAAAAGACTGCGAGCAGCAGGCGAGCAACGCGCTCAGAACATGTTCATGGAGCCACTTATTCCGTCACGACCAGCTTACGCAACTCCAGCTGGCGTTGATGTCAATGCTGAGACTGCGATTCGCATGTCCACCGTTTACGCTTGTGTTCGCCTTTTGGGCGACACTATTTCATCTTTGCCGCTTGGCGCTTATGTTCGCCGCGGCCGCAACCGAATCCCGTACGCCGCAGTCTATGGCGAGCAACCAGCTTGGGTGAACAAGCCAAATCCAGATTGCACTCGTTTAGATTTCTATGAGCAAGTGATCTCATCTTTAAACTTACACGGCAACGCCTTTATCATCACAGTGCGCGACGACCTTGGCGACGTTGTTGAACTCTACGCTGTTAATCCGCTGAATGTCCGCATTCGACGCCCTGACCCAAACGCAGAAGTCCTCTACGAAGTTACTATCGGCATTCAACCAGGCGGCGTGGTTTACGAGGACATGCAGTCTGTGACGCAAGAAGTCAAGACCATGGTGTTGACCAAGCGCGAGATGCTTCATATCCCAATGTTCAAACTCCCAGGCCAACTTCTAGGCCTTGGTCCAATAGGCGCGGCTCGTATCACTTTAGGCTCTGCGATGGCAGCCGAGGTTTACGCAGCTAGCTACTTTGGCAATGCTGCCAACCCAGGCGGCGTCATTGAGGCGCCAACCGAGTTGACCGAGGAACAAATCTCAGACATTGCTCGCAACTGGAACCTTTCACATTCGGGCCCGTACCGCGCAGGCAAGCTCGGTGTTCTAACTGGGGGTGCTTCGTTTAAGCCGTTAACGCTTAACGCCGCAGATGCTCAGCTTCTCGAAGTACGCCGCTTTGGTGTCGAAGAGATCGCCCGCTTGTTCCGTGTTCCGATCTCACTCCTTGGTCACCCAGTGGCTGGAGCCATGAGCTTTGCATCAGTTGAAGCTCAGAACTTGTCTTTTGTACAGCACTCACTGCGCCCACTCCTTGAGCGCTTAGAACAAGCACTCTCACCTCTTTTGCCTGAGCCTGACGGCTTTATCAAGTTCAATCTTGATGCACTGCTTCGCGGCACCACACTCGAGCGCTACGACGCTTATACTAAAGGTTTAAACGAAGGTTTCCTCTCACTCAATGATGTCAGAGCTGTTGAAGATCTGAGCCCACTCGGTGAGGCTGGAGATCAGTACCGAGTTCCACTGCAAAACATCGACGCATCGGACGCAAAAGACGTGGGTTTGAAGTTGCGCACCGAAATCGCTACCAATCTGATTCAAGTCGGCTTCGAACCGAAATCAGTGCTTGAAGCAGTCGGTTTGCCACCTATGGACCACACGGGCGTTCCAACTGGCCAGTTGCAACAAGTCTCAACGATCGACCCTGAAGACCCACTTGCGGTCTATGAGGTTAAATAATGCCATATTATATCTCGGACCAACAAAGTGATTGCTCGGGCTGGGCAACTGTAATGCAAGAATCAGACGGCAGCTACACCACAATAGGCTGCCATGACACCAAACAAGACGCGATTGACCAAATGGTCGCAGTCTCTATTTCTGAGGATATGGAGCCTGGGGGCGAAGTTGGCCAACGAACAACCGTCGGGGACGATAGGAGCAAGATGAAGAAGATCGAACGTCGTACTTACACAGTGCGAAACGTGGAGACACGAAAAGAGGACGACGGCAAAATGCGCTTGTCGGGCTACGCTGCTGTGTTTAACAACGCCAGCGTGCCGCTACCGTTCATCGAGTACATCGCACCTGGCGCTTTCCGTAAGACCCTAAGCGAGACTCCTGATGTACGCTTGTTAATCAACCATGAGGGCCTGCCGCTAGCACGCACTAAGAATGGCACTCTTACTTTAACCGAGGACGAAGTTGGCTTGCGGTTTGACGCAGAACTGCCTGACACAAACGAAGCTCGAGATCTTTACACACTTATTGAGCGAGGCGACGTCGATCAGATGAGCTTTGCATTTCGCGTGATACGACAGAAGTTTAACAAAGACCGCAGCGAGCGCACACTGACTGAAGTGTCACTGTCTGACGGAGACGTCAGTGTTGTCACCTACCCAGCTTATCCAACAACTTCAGTTGAAGCGCGTGAGCATTTGGCTCGGGCAATTCAAGCCGTTAAAGAAGGTCGCGAGGTTTCAGGCGAATCACTTATCGTCTTGCAAAGCGTCTTTGAAAAGATGTCTGAAGGCCATGAGTACGTCATGGAAGCTGTCGAGATGATGGCCGCACTAATGGGCGCCCAAGAGGAGCCAGTTGAAGACGAGGC